ACGCGATGAACCGGGTACCGAGCCGCTTCGCGGCCGGGATCGGCGTCGGTACACCAACGGACTGCGACACGTCCTCAATGGCGATGACCAAACCGTTACGGCGCAGCAGCTTCCGGCCGTCCGTCGAGGCGGTCACGGTCAGGCCGGCCAGCTGGTTCGGGATGACGTTCGCCGCGAAGACGGTGTATGGCGCGGCGAGTGTCTCACTGGCCGCTGTCACCACACCGTTTGCGTCTGTCTGGATACGCACGTTTGCCTCCTACCGGGCCACGAGTCGAACGGAGCCGGCGGGCGGGCGGGAATACTGACGCCGCAACGCTTCCAGCAGAAACTTGGAACCTTCAAGAAACCCGCTCATCCGGGCGTACGTGACCGCGTAGTCGTCGATCTTCTCGGACGTGACCGTGCCGGTCGGGTTGTCGACGACGTCCCGGACCATGGCCAGGACAGCACCCCGGGCCAGCTGTAGCCGCTGGTTGCCGGCCGCGTAGCCGTGCGTGTTCTGCACGGTTGCTGTGCTGGGCTGGTCGGCGTAGCGGATCATCGTCGACCGCCAGCCCCCGGCCCGCCAGATACGGCCCCGCGACAACTGCGTCACGTGATCCGTGACAGCGGTCGCGCCGATAGTGACGGTGCCCACGGCGGTGACTGGCCACTCAGGCAGGTACAGGAAATGCTGGTCGTCGTAGTCGTCCAGGTCGATCGTGACGATATCGTTGACGACCTGGACGATGCGCTGTTCGGTCACGGCCTGAATCACGGCCGTGGCAATCTCGATCAGCATGGTTGCCCGTGGGGTGTCCACAGTGGAACCCGGGAACATGATGGTGATATCACCGGTGGTGGCGAGCATGTCGGCCACGGCGGCCCGCCTTTCCGGTCAGCGATGGCCCGGGGCACCTGCCCCGGGCCACCTCGTGGTGATGCTGGTCAGCGCTCGCTCACGCCGGCGGCGAGCCGCTCGACGTGTTCCTGTGCAGCGATCGCGGCGGCGGCGGTCGCCTTGTCTGTCTCGGGCGTGCCGAGGCCGGCGGTCACGCCCGCGACGGAGTAGTGCGCATCCGGGGTGGGGTCGACCTCGACGCCCCGAAAACCCTTCTCCAGCTCGGGCGCCATCTTCTCGGCGACCTCCGCACCGGACGAGTCGGCGGCCTCGGCGTTGGCCTTGGCCGCCTGCCCGGCCGGGCTGGTCTCCGGGTGCTTGGCGTCCGCCCGGGGCGGGGCCTGCAGGGCGACCTGCGGCCCGTCAACCTTCGACGCCGCCGGGGTGGCGGAAGGGTGCTGGTCGTCGTCGTCGCCCAACGTAGGGGTTTGCTTCGACATGCGTGTCTCCTTACAGGTACTTGGCAACGGCACTGATCGTGACGAGGCCACCCGGGTCGGCGATGCCGGTACCGGCGTGGATGGACTGCCAGATCAGGACGTCACCGACGGCAACGTCCAGGTTTGCCGGGGTCGCCGACAGCGTGATCGTGCGCGGCACGTACTGCGCCGCCGTGATCGAGCCGGTGATGAAACCCAGCGACGCGACGATGTTGGTAAGGGCCCCGGTCGGGCCCTTGTTGACAAGGAACACTGACCGGTTGTCGGTCGCCGCCCCGGTGATCGCCGCCACCGGGGTGAACGTGACGGCCGTGATGGTGAGCGCCGTACCCACCACCCGCAGGGTCGTGTTCAGGTCGCTGCCGGCGGCAACGGGCTGAATGAGGACAGGCATTGAGCTTGTGAATGGTGCGGTCATTGCAGAGACCTCCGTCTACTGTGGATCGTCCGGGCCAGCCCGGGGTTACGGGATGGTGATGCGGGCGACGGGGTAGCGCGAAGCCTCCACCGGCTGGTCGAAGTTGATGGTGTTCGCGACCTGCCAGCCGACCCGGAACGTCAGCCGGATGGCCGTCATGTCCTGCTGCGCCAGGTTGTAGATGATGGCGCCGGTGTTGTCCTGAATGACGGCCTGGTCGAGGATCTTCATCGAAATGTCGCCGCGGGTGCCGATGACGAACTGAGACCAATCGCCGACCAGCGAATAGATGCCGCCCGAACCGGTCGGGAACAATCCGCGCATCGGGTACGCGACGGGCAGGCCGTCAATCGCCTTGAGGTCACCGGAAATCCGGGTTGCGTCGATCTTCTGGCCGGTGGTGTCCCGGCTGGCCCGCAGCCGCTTGCGCCACGAGGTGGCCGCCACGAACCCGGACGCGTCGTAGCCGTCGTCGTCGAGGAACCCGTAGGCCAGGTCGACGTCACCGAGGCCCGCACCGGACGCAGCAGCGGTGCTCGCGGCCTGCGTGTTGCCGGCCGCCAGTGCAGCCGCCGACACGTTGGTGGGCCACGTGGCCGGGGCGTTGACGCCGAAGAACACGGCGGCGTCGAGGCACCGGGCGAACGCTTCGCGAAGGTAGGGTTCGACCTCGTCCCAGATGTTCACGTCGACGTCAGCCACCACGTTGTCCGGGATGGGAACGATCGTCGCAATCTCTTCGACGTTGAGGTACTTGTTTGTCCAGTTGACTTCGGTGGTCTGCTTGAGACCCGTGTCACCGGCCACGAAGTACGCGATGGGCAGCGCAGACAGGACCGGGAAACGGACCTGCGAACGGGACACCGGAATGTGCCGGAACATTTGCAGCGCCGCACTGTCGTCAACTGCCTTCTTCATCATTTCCCGAGAGACTTCCTCGGGGATGAGGGCGGCGGCGTCGGTACGGCTGGTCAGGTTGCTGTATGGGATGGGACTCACCTCACTGAATCAGTAGGTCCCATTCCGGGTGCCTACAAAGGGTTTTGGGTCAGTAGCCCGCAGCGGTGCGGATCATCGCGTCGATGGACGTTGCCGGCGCGGCGGTGCCCCGGGCGCCGCCGTCGTAGCTGGCCCCGGCCTTCTTGCCGCCCGCTGCGGCGATGGCTGCGGCGATGCCCTTGTCGTCGACGTCGCCCGTGTCGGGGTTGACGAATTGGGCGAGGTCGCCGGCCAGGGACAGCAGACCGTCCACTTGGGACTTATCCAGCCCAGCGGTCGCGGCGGCGGACTTGAATTCGGCCAGGGCAACGCGCTTACCAGCGGTCACCATGGCGCCCTTGGCGCCCTCGTCGCGGGCCGCAGCCACGGCCTTTTCCTGGTCGGTCATGGTCTGCGCCTTGAGCGCCTCAAGCTCCTTGGCGTGACGCTTGGCCTCGCCCTCGTGCTTGCGCGCTAACGCCTTCCACTTCTCGGCGTCCTCGGCCTTGTCAGGCTCGACGGCTGCGTCCGTGGTCTTGTCGGTGGTGCCTGCGTCCGTGCCGGACTCAGCTTCGGTTCCCATAGCTATCTCCCATGTCGGGTGATTGAAAACCGCCCCATGTCGGGGCGGGATCCCCTGCGGTGCAAGGGAAGTTCAGACCTCGGCGAGGTAGCCGTGGCGGCGCAGTAGCCGGATCGCCTCTTCGCGGTCGCCCGCGGCCTCGGCAAAAATCTGGTCCGGCGTGATGCGAGCAACCCGCCTACCGGCCGTGTCGCGTGCCTTGCCCTCGCGCGTGAACTGCCGACCGCCGGCGGTGTAGACGCCCCGCTTCGCATTCGTGACGCGGAAAATGTCGGCGCCGCTGGCAATGGCCTGCTGATCGGCTTCGGTCCAGCCGGCCGCGCGCCGTTCCGCCGGGGACAGGGCGTCGTACTCCCTGCGGGGATGCGTGACCAGCCCGGCCGTTTCCGCCCGCGTGGTCGGCATGTGTGCGCAGTCGCACCGGGGATGCCGCTTGAATCCCTGCGACCAGCGGTACTCTCTGCCGGCCAGCACGAGGCACCGGGCGCACGTTTTCCCGACCACAGTCCGCACATACACGCTGACCTCGCGGTGTGCGGTGATGGCGACCTGGTCGGCCAGGCGGCCGGCGTCGGCGACCTGCGTCCGGACGATCGTCGACAGCAGATGTGCGCCGGTCTGTAGCCCGGTCTGCGGCGTCGCGCCCTTCCCGATGGCGGCCAGGGCGGCGATGACGGGCTGATACAGCATCGGGGCCAGCAGGTCACCCGACGAGGCCCCCACAAACGCCTTGGCGAGCACGCGGGGCCCCCGCTGCCTCGGTATGCCCTGCGCCTCGATCGCGCCGCCCACGTAGCTGTCAGCCCGGCGGGCGGCGGCCAGCTGCGCCCCGCCTGTCATCACGACCACGTTGGGAACGCGCAGAGTCCACGAGTCGACGATATTGTCCGGGTTGACCATCGACCACGCGGACAGGGCCTCAGCCTCGGCGGCGTCGACCAAGGCCACGCGCGCAGCCGCATGTGCCCGGGCCAGGTCAGTCGCTTGGGCCATCGCCTGCGGCCTTGCCGCCCTGGTCGCCGCCGCTCAACGCCTGCGCTACCTGGACGGCCGGATTGGTGCGCAGCTCCTCGGCGGCCAACGTCTGCCACCGCTCAATGTCGGGCGGCGACGCGCCCCACTTCTCCCACAGGGCCACCAGCGGAACGCCAAGCGTCCGCATCTTGACCAGCCCGTCGACCAGCTCACCTTCGGTCCGGAACTCCGGGTTACGCCAAATGGTTCGCACGGGGCCGGCATCGGGCAGGCCAGCGGTGCGCCGGGCCAGGGCCACCGCGATGATGAGGCCCTGGTTATAGCCGCGCATCCGCTGCCGGGTCTTCGACACAAGGCCCGACTCACTGGCGGCCAGGGTCTCACCGTTCACATTGGACAGTTCACCCAGCAGGTATTGCGCCGGCGTACGGGTCCTGCTGGCAATGTCCTTGACGTCCTCGCGCTTGGCCTCAAGATACGGGCCGAGGTCGGCCGAATCCCACTGCCCGAACGTCGTTTCCTTCTTGTCGGACGTCACCATCCGGTTCCGGCCAATGTCGATCCGGTTCGACACGCCCGTCGGGGACTTCTCCGGGTAGCCGCTGGCCCACTTCTGCGGGAACGCCCCAAAATCCTGCGTCATCAGCCGGTCGGCCAGCGTCTTCGCGATGCGGTCCTGAATCCGCAACACGTCCTTCAGTTCAGAAACGCCCATCATCGACGTACGCGGATCGGGCATCAGTCGCGGATTGTTGGCCACCTCGACCAGCGGCACCACGCCCAAATCGTTCCGGGCCGGCCAGTCCTCGCCCTTGGGGTGCCGGACGGCCCACTGTGGCGCCAGACCAGTCGCCCGGACCTTGTTGGGGGCCTGCCATTTGTAGATCTCACCCGGCAGGTACAGGGTCGCCATGATGACGCCCGACCAGTCGTCAACCCAGACTTTGAGGCCAGCGGCCCGGTTCCGGCCGGCCGACCCGGGCACATACTCGACGATGGCCTGGCTGGCGTGCTCCACATAGATGTGCGGCGTCGACTGGTCTGCGGTGTTCGGCTCGATCAGCAGATACGACGACCCGCAGATGATGGCCTCAAGGA